GGCCTCGGGGGCGGGCCCCCGCCCGGCGGGGGGTTCCCCGGGGGTGCCGGCGCGCCGCGGCGTATAGTCAGGATTAAACGCGTGAAGGCTGTGGCGGCAATTCGGGTGCTGCAAACCCGCCGCTACCGCCTCACTGACGGTGCCATCCACAGGGAACGCAGGCAGCCGCCCCTCATCAATGGCGAGCACGCGGTTCTCCCACGGGCGGCACAGGCGGCATTCGTTCGTCGCGTCCGACACAATCACCGCCAGCACGCCACGCTCCAAATACCGGTGTGCGCGGCCTTCGTTCGCGGCACGCGCATACGCGGTGCGCACCGCCATCCTGGCGTAGGTGGACGCTTTCCACTTCCTGCCCCGGCGGTCCGTGAAACCCCGCAACCCGCGGGCTTCCAAGTCACGGACGGCACGCCTAGCGGCACCCTCCACCGTGTCCACACCGGACGCCACATCGGCGGTGACGGCGACAACGACGTCCCTGTATGCGTCGGCGGTCGCGCGAAGTATCTGCGTGGGCAGCGCCCCAATCTGTCCGTGAAGTTCAGCCGCCAACGAGACGAGGGCGCGGGGCGCCTGCGGGTATGCGATGACACCGCCAGCAGCAGCAACAGTGGGGGCGGCGGCTCGCAAACGTGCCGCGTCAATGGACCTGTCAGCGAGGACCGTGCCGGTGTCCCACGCCTCCTGTAGGGCGGCTTCGAGCGCACTCAACGGCACGGGACCGCCTTGAAGGTCGGCACGCAGCCGGGACAGTAAGTCGTTCAACGCGGGGGCGGTCTGCTCCAACCACACGGGTCCCTGTTTCACCCCGTCGAGCAGCGCTTTCTTCAGGAGCGTTTGGGCGCGGGCTTCAGCGGTCTCTAACCATTTAACGACCTGCAGGTAGGTGGCGTCACCGGTGGTCATTTTCGGCATGCCGGTCCTCCTCCCACATTGGTTCCTGGTCTGGTGATGACGGGGTGAACCCGAAATAGGGGCGTCCGCTACCAGGTTCAGACATGGCCGCCGTCACCGAATACGCGCCACCCGTGTCCTCGTCTTCGCTGACAAACGAGGACAGGTCAATGACGGGGGCGGGTGCCCGTTTCGTGTGCCGTTCAACATCGAGCCGCAGCCACGACCCGACCCGCAACCGGACACGCCATCGCCCCGGCACCGGTCACGCCCCTGGCGTGTAGGTTTCGCCGGGCAGGCCGTCCAGCGGCACAGCCAGCCCTGACTGTTCCAGGATGCGCTGCACTTCCTCCTCGACCTGCTCGGGGGTGAGGTGCGGCTGCGCCAGTTCGACGGCGTGTTCGGTGGAGATGGCGCGTGCCGCGGTGAGCGTTTGAATGACCGTGGCGCGTTCGGTGGCGCTGTCCTCGACGACCGGCTGCCAGGCGAGAGTGACCGGCTGCCCTGGGTAACCCGCCAAAGCGAGCAGGACTGATGCGGCGTCGGTGATGGCGGGGGTCCAGTCTCGGCGCTTACTTTCCACGGTGGCGATGGTGCGGCGTTCCCTGATGCGCAACGCTTCACCGCTTTCACCGGCGCCGTCGTTGCCGAGGCCGAACGTGGAAGGTGAGTATCCGGCGACGGATACGGCGCGGGCGACAAGCGCCTTCAACGCGTCCGAATGCTCGGTGGCACGCAGGGCGCCCTGCATCATCGTAATCTTTCCCGCGTCAGATGACGGGTCCAAGTCGAGGCTGGTAAAGACTTCCCGGTCTTGCTGGAAGTATGCACCGGAGGTGGCGTCGCCGCGGGTCAACGCCTCCACCGGCGCGATGATGCGGGTGCGACCAAGACGGATGTCGGAAATCAGTGACGTCAGCACAATGTCTGCGGCGGCGACCAGGCTCTCAGCACCTTGAATGTCGGCGCGTCCTTGCGGGCTTGACGGCCAGCGACGGTTAGGGAGCGCGTTCGCGTGATACCACACCATACGGTCCACACCGGGCGGGTATGCCTGGGTTTCCGGCAGCCCCGCCGTCTCCGGCAGCGTACCCAGCGGCACACGCGACCCAAGGTTGGAAGCCGTGCCACGGTAGAGCGCGTTCTCGATAGTGCGGGCACGGTTGTCCCGGGTCTCCACCCAACGGTAAACGGTCGCGCCGTTCGCTTGCAGTTCAGTCCACACTGTCGCGGCGATAAGCCGCCCGTCCACGAACGTCAAATCGGCGCGGGTCGGGTCGATAGCGGTCAGGTAAGGCTGCGCAGATACGGCCGGGTCATACACTGCCCGCAGCACGACACCACCGAACGCTGACGCGATTTCTTCCGCTTGACGCAGCACACCAGACAGGCCGGCGGCGTCGATGCGTTCCAGCACCGCCTGCACCTCCGGGTCGCCCGTCTCCACAGGCACCGCCTTACCCATCACCAGGGCGGCCGATGTGGCCGCGATGTCGGCGGCGAGACCTGCACGCACACGGCGCCGCTCACGAGCCAGGTCCGAGTTGCCGGACGCCAAGTCAGGGTCGGGGGTGAGGGCGGCGGGCTTACCGACGGTGCGCGACGCATACAGGTCAGCCCACAGCGACTGCTCCTCACGTGCAGGGTTAGGCGGCGGCCAAGCGGCATCATTCACGGGAAGCGTCATCGGGTTGTCCTCCAAGCGGGGGTGGCGCGCGCCCTGCAGTGGCGGCGCCTTCACGGTTCATTAGCGGCGGCGGTGTGGGGTGCGGAAATGGGCGGCGGTAGTTAGTTAGGTGGGGTTTCCCTGACAGCAGCCCCTGACATTCCCCACGGGGGCGGGGTGGCGCGGCGGGGGTGCCCTGACAGCGGTAGCAGGGGTGGTGGCAGGGTTACCGGCGCCCCTGACGGCGACCCCTGACAGCCTCACCGAACCCCATCATGCGAACGATGAGGCGGGCCTGCGCGCGGCACGTAGCACGTAGCAGCGCGTCAAAAATCCCCATCACCATTCCTGCACCAGCCGGCCGCGGGTCGGGTGGATGAGACGCGCCCAGCCGCGTTTGCCGTGCGGGCGCCTGATATCGGCGCCGGTCAGTAGGGCACCTTCGACGGCTTCCGCTTCAGCGGGCGGAAGGGTGCGGATGGCAGCCCACACGGTTTCACGCCCGAACGAGGCGGCGGTCGTTTCGGGTGCGGGGGCGTCCACGCCGGGCGCGTCCAGTCCGTCAACGTGATACCGGGCGGCGGCTTCGGCCACTTTCCACGCAGGCATATCGGGTGGGGCGGTGTCCCTGTCGGGTTCGTCGAAGTAGCCGGCGCGGGCGGCACGCAACGCGTCTGTGTCCGCTTTACTGAACGGTGATTGCGCGGCGAGGGCGTCTTGGAGGGCGCCGTGGATGCGGGCGTCAATCAAACCCCACAGGGCGCCGATGTGCCGCGCCCTCCACACGGCTTCAAGCGCGGCAAGGTATGCGATGGAGGCGGCGTCGTCGTTTTCAAGGTATTCCTGCACGGCGGGCAGGTGCTTCTCAATCACGCGCGAGTAGGCGTGGACGAGGGCTGCGGCTGCGGCGGACCTGTCCTCCTGGGGTGCCTCAGGGTTTTGCACCGTCTCGAGTAGGGCGGCACGCTCATCGAGGGGCAGTAGGGGCGGGTAGCGGGTGTGTCGTCTCCTGGTCATACGCCCGTTATCGGCGTTCCCCACCTTTCACTTACACGCCCTCATCGACGTCATATTCGAGGGCCAGTTCGCCCGCCAGGTCCAAGTCGCTGAGCAGATGGTCAGGGGGGTTGACGGCGGCGCTCAACGCCACTTCCAGCACGCACGCCTCAGGGTCGAGGTGGCTGAGGATGGCGCGGGCTTCCACTTCTTTCAGGACGCGGTCACGCCACGCAGCCCGATACACGGCACGCCATTCTTGAAGCGTCGGCGGGTCAGGGTGGAGCAGGTCACAAGCCGTATCGGTGATGACGTCGAGGCTGACCTGGGCGACCCCGGTAACCCGCTCAGCCCTGAGTGCGATGGCGGCGAGCCTGTCGGCTGTGGCACGCCACACGGCGCGGGCCGCGGGGGTGGCCACGTCACACCGCCTCGTCCGGGTGGAGGGCGTAGTCCTCGCCCAAGAATTCCCAGTCGTCGTTATCCGGGTACACGACCTCGTCAGGGTCAGGTCCGACGGGGCTGGAGGCGTGGCGGAGGATTTCCTCAACGGCGGCGGCGGGGTAGCGGGCCGTGCCCGCGGGGGTGCGCACCACCGGCAGTAAGCCTTCATCAGCCCAGCGGCGCAGCGTGGAGGTTTGCACCCCGAACGCGGCGGCAGCCTCAGCAGGGCGCAGAAGCCTGCGGTTCATCAACTCATATTGGGTGGCGTATGTGCCGGCTTGTGCCGTCTCCGTGGCTGTGGGGGGCGTGGTGGGGGCTTGTGCGCCGGCTTGCGGAAGTTGGCGTGCCCGGGGTCCTTCAGTGAACCGGCCGCGGCGGTCCCGACGGAAGTTTGGTGTGCTCATTTGCTCGCTCCTGTTCTGGTGTGAGACCCCGCGGTGGGGGTCGTCTGTCAGTTCTCTAACGGACCGGTTTCGTGGTGGCTGGAAAGTGGGGTGACGCCGGTGAGGTTTTCGTACGCCAGGAGCGCGGCCACGCATGCCAGCCCTGCGGAGAACATCGCCGGCGGCAGGTGCGGGTAGATGGCGACACCCCAGGAGGTGCCGGCGAACCATGCGGCGGTGAGGACCGGGAAAGGCGTGGGGCGTCTACTCACCGCGCGCGCCTTGCTGGATGACCGTGAAACCTTCGGCCGCGTTGTCGGCCTGGTCGCGCATCAGTTCGGCCAGGATGCGCAGTTCGCGGGCTTGCCGGTGGAGGCGTTCCTGGCATTCCAGAAACACCTGGACTGCGGCGTCATCGGACGTGTAGCCGTCCTCCATCAGGGCCGCCATCGCGAGCCACTGCCCGCCCTCCAAGAACGCCGCCTCAACCTCGACAGGGTCGTAGCCGGCGAGCAGCGCATCAACCGCCCGGTGAAGGTCAACCTGCGCCCGCGTCAACGGCGGCAGGTCTTCCCGCGCCGTCACCACGCACCCCCCTGCGCGCGGTACTCGGCAACGAAGAACAGGGCGCGACCCCAGGCGGCCGCTTCGCGTTCGGCGGCGGCTTTCATGGCCTGCCATTGGGCTGCCACCTCAGCGGGGTGCGTGTAATGCTCCGTGACCGCCGCAAGGTCATCTGCGGCCTGCTGAACAAGCCCGCGGGTGATGGCTTCGCAGGCGGCGTCGAAGGTGATGACCCCGGCGTCGACGGCGTCAGATGCTGTGTCAATCGCCCGGCGGTAGGTGGATGTATCGATGGTGTTCATTTCTCTGCTCCTTGTTCTGTCGGCCGCTCCCCTAGTGCCCATGCGGTCTCAGCGGCCTCGCGGTCCCCGCCGTAGATGTCGGTGAGGGTGTTGATGCCGTGCACGTACTCCTCGATGGCGAGGTAGGTGTCGCACGGCCATTCGAAGCGTTCAGCGTCGCAGGCGCCGCACACGATGTAGCAGGTCTCGTGAAGGTCGTCGCCGGGCCGTCCGAGGCCCATCATCTGCACGGCGTCGGCGGTGCAGATGATGTCCGCTGGCTGGTGAAGGTTGGCGACGGTCCGGAGGGCGCCGGTGGCGGCGTTCACCAGTTTCTGGTGCCGGGCTTCAGTAGCCTGCTGGCACGTTTCGATGCCTTGGTTCGCCATCACGCACCTGCCGGGCGCACGTTGACGACAGCGGCGAGCGTGTGACCCCAGGCAGCCCCGGTCGCCTCGGCAGCGGCCTTCAACGCCTCCCAGTGGGCGCCGATGTCACCGCGGGCCGTGAACTGCGACAGGACCGCTGCGAAGTCATCGGCGGCCTGCTCAACCAGGGCATCGGTGATGATGCTTTGCGCGTCGCGGAGGGAGAGAGCGCCAGCATTGACCGCGGCAGCCGCCGTGTCAATCGCCGACCGGTGCGTGGTCAGGTCAATGCTGTATGTGGATGTATCGATGATGGTCATTTCCGCTCCTGTTCTGTCGGGGGTGTTTCCCCCTTGACACGTCCAGGTATCGGCGTCCGCCGCGGTCAAATACGCAAAAACGGGCAGAAAGTTTTCTCGGACGCGTCGCGGCTGGGGGCACCGTCACACCCCCCTGGTAAACCGGTCCACCATGGACACCGACATCGCACCAAGCCGCGCAGCCATCGACACCTTCGACGACCTCCTCCACGCCATGTTCACCCTGGCCCGCCGGAACGTCATCAACGACGGCGGCCAAACCGAACTACTCATCGGCCTCAACGACGTCGGCGCGCCCGCATGCACGTTCGCCAGCGCAGTAGGTCAAGACCCGTCCATGGTCGCCGCGGGATGCCCCGCCGGCACACTCGTCACCATGGACTGGCTCGTGGAGAACACCGACAACATCGCCGCCACGTTCAGCCGCCGCGGCATCACCGCAAGCATCTACCAGGCAGCATTAACCATCTCCGGTGAGCCGTACCTTGTGACCGTCGGCCTGTGGCCTCACGCCATGTTCGTGCACGGGTATGCGGTGCCTTTCAGCCTCGTCGACGTCGACCAGGCCGTCACCAGCGGCATCTACAGGGACAGCGAAGTCGGCACCCATTTGCGTGCCGTGGCCGGCTGGCTCGCCTCAGTAACCCCGTAGTTGCAGAAGCATCCACGCCGAAAACGACATCGACACAACTTGCCACCCCGCGAACACGAGCATCGACCAGGCGGCAACACGCCACCGCCGCGCGTCACGCGTGAACAGCGCGTAGTTCACCACGCCCCCCAGCAGGCAGCCGACACTAGTGGCCGCAAGCAGGCCCCCATGCCCTAGCAGGCCCACGGCCGCAGCGACACCTGGCAGCGACTGGACGGCCTGCGGCATCGCAAGCAACCCATCCCACACCACCAGCGAAAGCAACCCACCCAAGGCCCACAGGCACCACGCAGTGGCGGCGACACGGACAGGCACCGTCGCCCTGGCAGGCCCCGCGAACCGGCGAACCCGGGCAGCAACAAACTCCAACATTTCCACTCCTTCACGCCCAGTGTTTCCGGGCTCGACCGTCCGTATCGGCGGCGGCGCACCTCACCTGCAGACGGACGCGTCCACAAACGTGGACAACCGCATGGCCCCCTTTTGTTGGGGTCCACAAACTCCGCGCTACACGCCACGTTTCCGTGTCAGACGCATCGCCATAAGCCCATACCGGAGCGCGTCAGGGCCGTGGTCGTCCACTTTCACCGGCTTGTCTTCGCCGCGTTCGGCGGCTTTCTGGTCCCACACGTACCCGGTGAGTTCCCGCAGCAGGTGGGGGGTTTTGCCGGCGGCGAAGTTGAGCCGTCCTTGCCCGAGGAGGGTGGACGTTTCCGATATGCCTTCGGTGACGGAGTTGTCGGCGTCCCATGGCCACCGGCCGGTGGTTTGTTTCATCGCGTTTTTGAAGCCGGCGGCGGCGGGGTCGATGACGATTTTGCCGTTCGCTGGGAACCCTTCGCTAGCAGCCCACGCCCAGATTTTCTGCGCTTGCTGTTCGGGGGTGAGGTTGGGGTCGGTGAGGCGGCATTCACCGAGTACCCAGGCGACGGGTGGCTGGTTGAGTGCGTCGGGTGTGGCGTCGACGGCGATGATGACGGCGTGTGTGGGGTTGGAGACGCCGTGGTCGATGGCGAGGACGGGGCTGGCAACCTGGTCGGGGGGTGTGCCTTGGGTTGCCTCGGTGTCCAGCATCGGGTAGATGGCACCTTCAGCCATCACCCACTGCCCTTCGATGAAGCGCTTGTAGAACAGGCCGCTGAGGCTTCGTTTCAGGTCAGCGATGTAGTCGTCGGGTAGGGCGGGGTTGTCGTCGAGGGTGAAACGGTAGCGGTGAAGGTTGCCGATGGTGGGTTCACCGTCGCTGTCGTGGGTGGGCCGTTCCACGTGTCCGTCTTGGGTGATGACGAGGCCGGCTTTGCTCAGGTAGTCGGTGAGGAGCCAATGCTGCGGGGAGCCGGGGTTGGTGGTGGCGTATAGGCGGGCGCCTTTCACGCTGAGGCGGGTGAGGAGCATGTTGAACCATTCCTCACCGCGGGGGCCGCCGAGGATGGTCAACTCGTCCACGTAGGCGCCTGCGAGGGTGAGGCCGCGGATGCGGCTTTCTGCGGCGCCGTTGTCCGCCCCGACGAGGTGGATTTTGCGGCCGAGGATTTCGGCGCGCCCGTCACCTCTGACAACTTTCACTTGCCCGGGGCCGAGTAGGTCGGTGAGGGGGTCGAGGACGTTGCGTATGAGGGTGTCGAGTGTGCGCCCTGCCATGAGGAGGGGTCCGGGTGGGGCTTCGGTGACGTATTGCGCCCAGGCGAGGAGGCTGACGATGGTCTTACTGGAACGGACGGCGCCTTCCCACACGGCGATGCGGGCTTGTGGTGCGAGCCGCATGGTGGCGGCCTGTTTAGGTGTGAGGCCTTGGAATTCCACGGGCTGCCCTATTCGCCTGGTAGTGGGTCGGTGTCGGCGTTGACTTTGAGGGCTTTAACGATGGCGGCTTTGTCGTCTGTTTTGGTGTCGGGTTCGGGGCGGGTGACGCGCCCGTATTTGGCGGGCCAGCGGCGTTCAAGCATCCAGGCGGCGGCTTGCCACGTTTTGGGGGCGGCTTGCTTCACGATGCCGAGGAGGGTGGCTTCGCTGATTGCCAGGTTGGTGTCGATGGCTTCAGCGAATTCGATGTAGAGGCGGTCGGCGGCGGCGGGTTTGGTTGCCTTGTCGCGTGCTTCTCTGCCGCGTTTCAAATAGGCGTAGTAGGTGGAGGGGGCGATGCCGCAGGCTTGGGCGGCGGTTTCGCCGGGGACGCCTTCGCCGATGAGCCGCGCCATCCGTTCGATGAGGGCGGTGTTGAGTTTGCTGCGCCTGGCCATGTGGGGTGTCCCGCCTTTCAGCGTTGATGCCGGACGTTTCCCTGTCCGTGGTGGGCGCTCTTGTTCATCAGCGGTTGGCTTGTCCTATTCGCTGTTGTCTCGGATGGCGGCGTCTTTTTGGGTGCGGCGGGTGCGGCGCCGTTTGGTGCGCTTGTCTTTGTGTTTGCCGTATCCGGTTTGGGTGGTGCCTTTGTTGTCGGGGTTCGCTTGGGATGCCATCGGGTTAGTCTTCGTCGTCCCAGTCGTCGTCATCTGCGGCGGCGGCTTTGAGTGCGTCAAGTTTTTCGCGGGCGATGAGGGACAGGTCGGCTTCGTTGAGGAGTTGTATGAACGCGGTGAGGATGCTGGTGGCGGATGTGGTGATGCGGTCAGCCTCATCGCCGGCGGGTTGAATGTTGCGTTCCATCTGCCAGGTGGCGATGAGGTTGAGTGCCCGTTCGATGACTTCTTGTTTGAGTGCGTCGCCGTCGAGGGTGGTGAGCCTGAGTGCTGCGACCCGTTCGGGTGATGCTCCGAAGGCCATCGCTGTCACCCGCCGGTGTTCTTGTGGAATAGCCGCTTTTCGACGCGGGCGCTGTAGCCTTCGCTGGCTGCCCAGCCTTGCGCGACACGGAACGTGGACACGGCGGCGGCGGGATAGGTTTGCTTTCCCTTCCTCGCGACGACGTCGAGGTGCCCGAGGTCGTGGAGGCGGCAGGCGACCCGGTATGCGGCGCGGGACGCGACGGTGCGGTCCGCTTCGGCCTTTTTGACGGCCGCGAACGCGGGCACGGTGCCGTCCCACATTGGGGCTGGTTGGAGTGCCTGCTTGCCTTTCTCACGCCACCAGGGGGCGTTGTACGGCTGCGGTGTGGGGTCGCCGGGGAAGGACCCCCACGGTCCGTCGATGGTGTCGTTTTTGCGGCCGAGGCATGGTGATGGACCGGCTGGGTTCCACCCGTGGCATCCGTCGGTGTAGCACTTGTGGGTGCCGACGGCCTTGTCGATGTTGAAGCCGGTGAGGGCGCTGAGGGCTGCGATGGTTTTCGCGACGGTGTCGACTTGGTAGGCGGTGAGGCTGTCGGTGCGCACGCCGGCGTCGTCGATTTCGATGCCGAATAGGCGCGTCTGCCCGAGGTATCCGCGGCTTGGGATGCCGAGGTGTTTGACGGGTCCACCGTCACCGCAGTGGTAGGCGGAGCCGGCGCTGAGCAGCCACGCCTCGTCACGGCCGACGAGCAGGTTGCAGACCGGTAGTTCGTAAGCGTTCACGGCCCACCACAGGGACGGGGTGCCGGTGCTGCCGGTCGCGGATGCGGTGGCGGTGTGGTGGATGACCATGCCGGTGAGCCCCGGTGAACCGTCAGGTCCTTGCCACGGCCGTCCAATCGTGTCCCACTTGTCGTAGGTGCGGAGGTTGGTGATGCCGGCGTCACGCAGCGCTTTAAGGATTTGCGACGGGGTGGGGTTCGTGTTTGCCATGGGTCAGTCCTCCGGGTTGTCTTGGAGGTCTGTGGCGTCACACGGGTCCACGTCCGCCTCGACCGCGGCTGGCGTCCAATGCGGGGGCGGGTCTGTGATGGTGATGTCGGCGAGGTCCATCTCGCCTTGCGGTGCCGGCATTGCAACCTCCAGGTGTTTCTGCTCCGTGAGGTCATTAGCCAGGGGGCTGTCCGTTTTCAAGTTCTCGGATGCGTCGCAGCAGGGCTGTGTTTTCGGCACGGAGGCGGGCGGTTTCGGCGCGGGCGGCGGCGGCTTCTTCACGGGCTTCACGCACTTCGGTACGCAGCACGGTGACTGCTTCGGCCAGCGCCGACACGGAGGTGCTTTCGGTGATGGCTTGGTCTTTGCGCCGGTCACGCACCCAGCCGATGACGGCGGCGATGACGCTCGACCCGAGAACTGCGGCGGCGATGACGGCGAGAGTTTCAGTGGACACGGGGCGCCTCGGTCTCCCGGCAACCCTTACGGGAACACCGAGGGAAAGGCACACGTAGATAACCCTGCTTGCGAAGCCACCACCACCGTTGAGCGGAGGCGATGAGGGTGAGTGTCGCGGCGAGGCGCAGGTAGCCTGCTACGGCTTCTTGAGTTTCGGTGGGGGCGCCGTTCAGTGAGAACAGTCCCAGGACGCTAGCGAAGAACAGCATCGATGTGACGATGGCAACGTGCCCGGCTTTCTCCAGCCGCACCGCCCACCGTTCGTAACGGTATGCGCCGCCGATGAGGACGAGGGTGGCCCCGACGGCGAGGTAGAGACCGTATGCCCTGAACACGAGGCCTGGGGCGGCGCCAGCGACTTCAGGGGGGTACACGTTCGGACCGAAAGCGTCATACAGCCCGACGCAGGTGAGGAAGACCGCCAGCATCGTCTGGTAGGGCGTGCCGGCGGCGCCGGTGATGAACCGGCGTGCGAGCGAGATGAAGTTGGCGGGCGACACCCCGAACCTCCGTAGGGTTTAGGGGCGGCGGCTACTTCGTGAAAAGGACGTCGGTTTCTTGCCCGAGGCTGGGTCCCGGCTCACCGAAGTTGTTCGACGCGATAGACGTGAGGATGCTGAGCACGGCGGCGGTCGCTGAGGTGAGTGCGACGGCTTGCCAACCGATTTCGGTGATGGGCACGAGTGCTCCAACGCCGATGAGTGCGACGGCGGTTTGGGCGAAAGTTTTGATGGCCCGCTCACCGGCGGCCTTCCAGAATGACGTGGTCCACACGGCGGGGCCTCCAAGGTGTTATCGGGTGCGGGGTCTGCTCTCATTAGCGCCGGGCGCGTCCGTGGCTGTCGGATACACGGCACCTGCGGGGCGGCGGTGGACGGGCCGTCCATAGGTGGCGTGTGTGTGCCACGCTCGGCGGCGGTCACGGACCAGCCCCAGCGACTTCCACGGGTGCGTGTCGGGCAGCCACGCGTGCACCGCTGCGAGCAGCAGGTATGCGAGTAGGGCGATGGTGAGGAGTACGGCGACGGTCATAGAGCACCTCCGCGGCTGGCGCGGCGCGCTTCACGGTTCCGGCGGCGGTGACCTTCCGGGGTGTCGTCCACCGGCTCCACCGCCTCCGGGTCGAAGTCAGTGTCGAAGCCGCGGTCGGTGGGGGTCGTGCCACCGAACACGCCGAACTCGGCGGCAGCGCCCGCCTTGGCGCATTCCTTCTTGACGGGGCAGTCGCCGCAGTATGCGATGGCGGCGTCGTATGCGGCCAGGTCTCCGAGCACCACGAGTGGGAAGAACAGCCGGTCGGCTTCGACGAGGGTGAGGGTTTGGCATTTGGCGTCGTCACGCCACGTCGTCATCACAGGCCGCCTTTCAGTCTGATAGCGGGCGTGTGCCCTGTGTGGAATAGGCCGGTGACGTCGCAGCGGTACACGCTGAAGTGGCGGCCGTCGTAGAACTGGCGGCTTGTTTTGGCGGCTTGTTTGGCGGCTTTCCTGTCGTGGTAGCCGCGTTTCCCGCAGGTGCAGGTTGCGTAGTCTGCGCGGGCCGGTGCTGGCATCGTGCTCACCATTCCTCTCGGTAGATGGCGGTGGCTGCGTATTCGGCGGTGTCGAAGTTGGAGGGCAGCCCGTATTTGGTGGTGTAGACGCGGGGGGTTGTTGGTGCCGGTTTCGGTGTCGTTGCCGGGGTGGGGCGGGGGGTTGTTGTTGCTGGCTTGTTCGTGTAGTCGCCTGCGACTGAGGTGATGTCGAGCGTCTTGCCTTCGCGGCGGGCGTATCCGGCGGTGGTGAGTTCGTCGATGAGCCGGCCTGCTGCGGAGCGTGAGATGCCTGCTTCGGCGGCGATGCTGTCGAGGGTGAGGTCGATGCCGCGGTATGCGCCGGCGAGGATGACGGCGAGGAGGGCGCGGGCTTGGAGGCTCAGTGAGGTGTCGGTAATGGTCGCGTTGGGGAGGGCGGTGAAGCCGCCGCTCGGCTTGCGGAAGTAGATGCTCATTTCGGGGTCCTGCCTTTCGGTTCGGTGTCCGCGTCTGTGCGGCTCGTCCGTCCGTATCGGCGTCTTCGAACTTTGGGTGGCAGGATTTGGCGTGATTTTTTTCGCTGGACGCGTGGTCAAGTGGTGGGCGTTATGACTGGAATGGCGTGGAGGCTCTGTAAGCCATTCTGCGGGGTTAGAATGCGCGGGGGGTATTCGGATACCCCTCCGCCCCCGTTGGGCGCTCTCTGTGGCTTCTACAGCCCTTTACGGGGCATTGTAGCGTCGGTGGCCCCCGTTGTTTCGGGTCAGTGTGGTTGTTGCCCGATTTTTAAGGGCGCATTGACGGCGGGAGAGGGGCGGGTGGGTGCGCGACCTGACCGCCGCGGGGTTTGGCTTTTCAGCCCTTCGCCTTCAGTGGCGCTTTTTGCGAACTTTTACGACCGCCCTGGTTACCTAAGTTCAGAACTAAACCACTGATTATTTAACTTCTTTAAGTACATATAAGGAGACGCCCCGATTTTCGTCCCGATTTTGGGACGAACTCGTCCCGATTTTGGGACGTGATATCCCATATCTGGGACGAACATCCCGTATGCGGGACGGGCTGTTAGGGGCCGCGCTTTGCGGCGCGGCGGGGGCTTCCCTTCCCTGTTCCTTTCCTTTCCTTTCCTTTCCCTGCGGTAATCCTCCGGAATTCGTAACACGCACCCCGTCTGCAAGCGACCGTGCGCGACCGCCGATACCGCGGCGTATGGAAACGCTGCTTCTCACCATCAACGACGCCGCCACCGCCCTATCGGTCTCCACCCGCACGGTGGAGCGGCTCATCGCCACCGGCTCCCTGCCCCGCATCAAACTTGGTACTGCCACCAGGGTGCCGGCTGACGCGGTGCGTGCCCTCGCCACCACGGGTGCCACCCCGGTCGCCCCGGCTGCCCGGTGTTCCACGGTCATCCCGCTGCCTCGGAGTATGCGGTGACGGCGTGCCGCCGCTGCGGCGGGCTCGGGCTGCTACCTGAACATCGCTCCCACTTGGGCGGGGTGTGTTTCGCGTGCCGTGGCACCGGCTCCCAACAGGCAGCAGACAGTGAGACCAGGCAGCGTTTCATCAGGCGGGCACGGCAGCGGGTAGAGATGGACGCGGCACTTGACGCCGCCGGGCTGAAACGGCTCGATGACTGAGCGGCGGGTTATCGGCTGCGACCCCGGCGGGCGCTACACCGCCGTCGTCGTCGTGAACGACACGGGCGCGGTCCTGGAAGCGTCCACCCTGAAACGCGACACAGACGAACCAGACGCAGCCTGGCTCACCCGCGTCGTCGGGTTCATCGCCGAATGCCGCGCCCGGCACCCATACGCGCCCCTGCTACTGGAAGGCGTCGAAGCACCCAAAGGCTTCTCCGGCGGGAAACGCGCCCCCATCAACCCCGGCTCACTCATCGGTGTCAGCGCCGTGTTCGGAGCGGTGCTCGTCACCAACCCTTCGGCGATTGTGGTGCCGCCACGCGGCCACGGTTCACGCCCAATCGAGGAATATCCCGCCGAACTCACCGGCAGGGCGACCGGCGAATACGCGCCACCCGCCGGCACCCGCCGGCACGAACGCTCCGCCTTCGACATCGCCGTCAAAGGCATCTGAAACGGGCGACGCGTCCGACGAAAGTTTCTTCCGCTGCAACCGGAGATGACGCCGATACCAGGACGCGTCAAGGGGAAACACCCCCGACGGAAACGGAGCAGACGATGAGCACCACCACTTCCCGCGCCGCCTACCTGGAGGCTGAAGGTTTTCGGCTCGCCGCGCACGCCACCCTCAACGTATTCGGTGCCCTCACCTTGGAAATCACCGCCGGCTGGATAGACGCCGAAGGCTTGCTGACCGACGAGGAACTCGTCGCCGAATACCGGGTGGAGGGGCTGCCGCAGGACGGCACCGTAATGGAGGACACCATCGCCGCGCTCCTCGACGGCGAATACCAATTCAAGGAAATCCACAGCCAAGGCCCCTACATCGGTGAGGCGTCGCTGAGCGCATTCGTCACAGGGCTGACATCAGCCCGCCCCCTCAACCTCATCGAGCAGGGCGACACCGACGGGTGTGAGAAGTGAACGCCCCCGCCGCCGTGTTCTCGGCATACCGGAACGCCCCCTCCTCGCAGCGTTGTGACCGCGGGCATCAGGGCAGCGTCATCATCTACTGGTCGCCGCGCTACCACTGCGAGCAGGCCAAGTGCCGCGAATGTGAGCGGGAAGACGTCCGCGCCTGGATGGTCAAGAAGTACGGCGCCGCGTCCGTGGAAGCGCACCGCCCCTACTGGGCGTAGTTGACGCGTCCGAACGACCCCCAGAAGCCCCCCGGTGAAGCGCCCCGGGGGGTTTTTGGCGTCCGAAATCGTGCACGACGCGTCCGACACCGACAACCTCAATGTCCCGAAACCCCAATAAACACGGGGGTTTTTCGGCGTACCTCGGAGAGACCAAGAAAAGTCTGAAAAAAGTTCCGTCGTTCCCCACTTATCACCGCCATCAACGCCGATAACAGCACTCGACCCCCACAGAGATGGGGCGAGAGAGCCAAGGAGGCTCACGATGGCAAGCAGCAGCAACAACACACTCGGCGCCCACCGATACCGCAAGGGCGACATCGCACGCGGCGAAGCCGCCACCGACCTGCTCGTTGACTTCCTCACCCACCCCAACGTCAAGGCACTCCTCGGGAACTGCACCATTGAGAAGGTCACCGACAAGGACGAGAACATTCACCGCGGCGACGTCCGCCTCACCTGGGCTGACGGGCACGTCGTCTACTTCGAGGCCAAGTCGGTGAGCCACGACATCACCGCCCGTGACGGCGCCGACCGCGGCTTCTACACTCAGCAGCGCACCGGCTACCCCACCACCATCATTGAGGTGGCGAAGCGCCGCTCCAAGTCGTCCGCGGTCACCGTCGACCCGCAGCAGAAAGTGTGGGACTGCCTAACCATGGGCGGCGACCTCGACGACGTGATGGAGGGGTGGAGCCTTGACGCGCTCCACGACATTCGCATCAACCACAACCCGAAGAAGACGGAGCACGGGGCGCCGCGCCGGTTCGGGGACGTGCCGTTCGCTCACACCAACCTGCTGCCCTACAAGAACGGCGCCATCGGGGCGTATGTGGACCTGCAGGAACGCAGCATCAATTTCCACGAGCCGGTCGCGGTGGCCCGCGCCATCTGGCATTCCATCAGCGAGCACGGCATTTATGACAGCCCCGGGAATGTGGACCCCGGCGGCCTCGTCGCGCGGCACATCCCTTACGGACCGCTCGGCACGGCGCTGAATAAGGACGGCCAGTGGTATCCAGTGGTGCCGCGTGGGACCGTCACCGGCTCGCCTGCGTTCATCAAGGGCTGGCTGGAGAATTTGGGCGGCCGTCACGGCTGCACGTTCTAACATATCGGGCACCCCATTTAAGGGGTGCTGTTAGGCGGCTTCAGGCGCCCCCGTCGTGAGGAAACCCCCTCGTGGCGGGGGCGCCCCTATTGACTGGGGGTCAAGGGGTCGCAGGTTCAAATCCTGTCAGCCCGACAACTGAAAAGCCATACGCTTCAAGCGTTTCCGGCTTATTGGTTCTGTTTCGCCGTCGACGGTGCCCGATATCGGCGCCCCATTTAGGGGGTGAGGTGCCGTTGCTCAAACAGGGCAAATAGGGCATCTAAGCGTCCTTGAAGGTTCAAGGCGGTGTTGGTGCGAATAGCGGCCCTCTCAGGGTCGTGCTGCTCCGGCAGGAGGCGGGCGTAATGCCGTGCCGTCGTCGTCGCC